CTGCTCGCTGAGCGTTGGCGCTTGCTGGAGCTGGCATCGCAGATTCAGGCTGAAGCTTCGAGCTTTGGCAGGATCGCATCGGGCGGGATCGTCGCTCATGTTCCGCCGATCATCAGGCAGGCTCAGCGGGACGCCACACGCCAGCTCTTTGAAGTGCTCGGGCCGACTCCGCCCGAGTTCAGCTTCGCCCCGGTGCTGCCAGTGCCCGAGCTTGAGCTACTCGGCCGGAATATGCAGGATGACCAACCACTCGGGGACCTGATCGCACGTGCAGCGCCGACTACAGCCCAGGCCGTCAAAGACGTGCTCCTGTCAGGGCTTGCGACTGGCCAGAACCCGCGCGTGGTGGCAGCTCGGATGCGCGCGGCCGGCTCGATCCCGCTTCAGCGCGCTCTCGTGATCGCGCGCACCGAGATGCTTCGCGTCTACCGCACGACGACCTTGGACGTCTATCGAGCGAACCAAGGGCTCGTGAAGGGCTGGGAGTGGATGTCGGCGCTCGATCGGCGCACGTGTGCGATATGCTGGTCAATGCACGGCACCTATCACACACTAGACGAGCAGCTTGATACGCACCCTGCATGTCGCTGCACTTCCATCCCTGTCACAAAGACTTGGAAAGAGCTAGGGTTTGAAGGTATGCCGGATACAAGCGTCAGACTAGAGAGCGGCGAGTCTGAGTTTGCCAAGCTCGACATGGCAGACCAACGCCACATACTGGGGCCAGCTCGATTCAAGATGTACCAAAACGGTGTTCTCAAGTTCTCCGATCTAAGCGCTAGGACAGAACACCCGCTATGGGGTGGCGGTCGCAGGGCGCGCAACCTGACAGAGATAGGCCGAAGCGCTTCCCGTCGCAGCTTTTCTATGCCCAACCTACCAGGCATCGCAGGAATTGCTATCCACTTCGCCGGAGTGTCGGCCGCTGTTCTTTTGGGGGCGCAGACTCAGGCACAAGCAACCCCCGCACCTATCATATGGCCAGAGGTTCAGACCCCGCTAACCGAGCGCGGGCAGAAGTTTGTCAATACAGGAATAGACTGGCTGCGCCATCGAGGGTTCGATATTCCGTTTGTCCCTATTCTGGCAATATCCAAAGAAGAGATGGGCAAACTAGCCAATGATGCAGTGGTGGCTTGCGCACTGAATGACAGGGTCTTTGTTAGGGAGTCCATCCTAAAGGAACTAGAGAAAAACGCTATCCATGTAAGCGGTGATGCTCGCGCTCCATACAGCACTTATGCAACCCATATCCTTCTGCATGAGCTTTTACATGAGGTAACCGGAGCGAAGGAGTGGCGCAAGGGTTTCGATAGTCCTGATGGATGGAACCCAACGGACTTCGAATGGGAAGAGAAGATCGTTGACTCAGTTGCAATGGACTACTGGCAGGGGTACCTCAAGGCCACCGGTCTCAAGAAGGTTACGAGCTGGGACGCCAGTTATGAAAGTTCATACAATGCCATTGACGTAAGGAGAATTAGTGAGGCAGCTACAGGCAAGCCAGCAAAGAGTTTGGCAGCTAAGCGCTGGCGGCTGCGCTTGCTCAAGTCCTCGTTTGTCGATCGCCGCCGAATCTTTGCTGAGGCAAACGACAGAATAAAGGCAAGGGCTAAAGTATGAGCGGTTACGGCCGGCAGCTAGTTTCGAGCACTAGCACTCATCATCCGCTGCAAGAGCACGGAATAAACCACAGAAGGAGCGGCCGAGATGGCTGAACCAACGGCAGAAGAGATTGCAGCTAAGGCGGCGGCGGATGCAGCGGCCAAGGTTGCAGCAGACGAAGCGGCAGCTAAAGCCAAGGCAGACGCCGAAGCTAAGGCGAAAGAAGATGAAGCGTTTGATAAGGATCGCGCTATGGCGACGATTCAGAAGCTGCGCGACATCGAGAAGGAGGGCAAGGCCACCGCTAAGGAGCGCGACGAGTTAGCGGCAAAGCTCAAGGAGCTGGAAGATGCAAAGCTCAGTGAAGAAGAGCGCCGAGCAAAGCGGTTGGCTGAGATGGAAAGTGAAGGCGAGCTAAGCGCAGTCAAGCTCAAGGGGCAAGCGGTAAAGCTCGCTGCGTACGGATTGCAGGCTGAGCTTGGGCTAGTAGACGTCGACCTAGCGCTAGCGGCGCTCGACCCAAAGAAGATTACCTGGGAAGGCGACGAGCCTACCAATGTGAAGGATGTTCTCACGGCATTGCTAGAGGCAAAGCCTATCTTGAAGGGGAAGCCAGTGACTACAGCGGCAGGTGCGGGAGGAAGAACTGACGCGGGGGCTGGCAGTAGCGGGAGTGGCGATGACAGTGTCGAGCTAACAGCCGAAGAGCTTGAATGGTGCCGCGTCACTGAATACGACCCAAAGAAGTATGCAAAGGCCAAGAAGGTGAGAGACGAAGAGTCATATCGTCAAACACTCGCGGCTAAAACGTAATCCCTGGGATGAGCCCAGGGGCAGAAGGGAGTTGATAGCACAATGGCTGGATTCGAGTTTGCGTATCGACTCGGGGGAGGGGCTCCCACAATTCAGAGGCTAATCATCAAGTCGCCTAACACGGGTTTCAAGAAGGGCGACATGCTGAATCTGGAGAGTGGTCAGGTAGACCTTGCAGTTACTACGGATGCGTTCCTTGTAGGATGCGCACTGGAGACCCTGTCAGGTAAGACCGCCGGCACCGACCGAGTTAGCGTTATCACAGACAAAGACGCGGTTTATCGCGTTGCAGATGCGAACGCACGCGCTCAAGGAGTGTCCCTGGACATCGCGGGAGCTACCGGCGCGCAAGGCGTCGCCGCTAGTAGCAATAAAGAATTCGTCGTCGTTGCTGACAGTGGGGCTGATGAGCCTACACTTGTCAAGATCAACGAAGACGCCACATGGCACAAGACGGTTTAGGGGGTGATGTAGCATGGCTCACGTAGCAGCTAACTGGGCGGAGCTTCTTACGCCCCAAACTACAGAGGCGTTCTTCACTGGCTTCACGGCCGGCGGACGCCGTACTTCGATGGTCCCTTCGATCTTTCGAGTGGAGACCTCTCAGCGTGCGTTCGAAGAGCACCTGGGCGTTGGGCAGTTTGGATCGGACGGCTGGAACTTTGAGGATTCTGGGCGAGTTCAGTATGACACTCGTAATAAGGGATACCTTACTCGGTTCACGCCGGTTGAGTTTGCTAAGGGTTTCATTGTCGAGCGCAAGCTCGTCGATGACAACATGTTTAGCGTGGTGTTTGACCAGGCCACAGAACTCGGGGACGCAGCTTTCCGCCAGCGCGAGAAGGCAGCCGCTAACGTGTTCGCAAACTCTTTTACCGACTCGGGCTTTGACAAAGAGAACTTCCCGATTGCCGGAGCTGACGCTGTTGGCTTGTGCTCGCTGGTTCACCCGGCGAACCCAACGTCAACGAGTGATACTCAGGCAAACGAGGGTGTCCTTACGTTCACTAAGGATAACGTTCAAGCCACGCGGCAGTTGATGCTTGCGTATAAGGATGACCGTGGCGATATCCTAGACGTAATGCCAGACCGGATCCTCATTCCGCCGGAGCTGGAAGACGCCGGGCTTGAGATCGTGCGTTCTGTTCAGGACCCAACCAGTGCTAACAACGCGGTCAACCCCAACCAGGGGCGTTTCTCACTGGAAATCTGGCATTACCTTGACGATGCCACGAACTGGTTCATGATCGATTCGGGGCGTCGAGCCCGAGACCTCATCTGGTATAACCGCATTGCCGTTGAGTTCGATCGCGAGCCAGACTTCGACACATTGCAGACCAAGTTCCGCGCATACATGCGCTACACGCGCGGATGGCGCGATTGGCGCTGGATCTTTGGTCAGCAAGCACCGGGGAGTTAGGTCATGGGTCTTACTAACTACCCTCAGGGAGTCAACGCCGGTAACATCAAGTACGGGACCACGGCCATCACTGGGCTTGGCACCGTTGACCTTGGCCTGTCGGCGATTACTCAGGTGCAGGCGACACTTGAGACGATCGGCGCAGCGCTCGGGCAGCCGTTTGTGGTGAGCGCGCGCGGGATTGCAGGTGGTAGTGCCATCTTTGCAGTTACCGCGTTAGGTGGCACCGCTGCGACCACGGCCGGAACTGTGAACTGGATCGCGACAGGGACGCCGAGGTAAGGCTGATGACAAAGCTCTCGGAGCAATACGAAAAGCTCTATCCGGGCACTGGTTGCTCCGAGTCTCAAGCTCACGAGCGCATGGAACGTCTCAACTTCAAAGAGAGGCAGCGTTCCATGCGCAAGCGTGGGATTATGGTCCCGGAATTACCTTGGAAGGGAGATGAAACAGATGGAGCAGAATCCGAAAGATGAGCAAGAGCTAGATCAGATGGGCGAAGAGCCCGAGACGATCGAGCCCGAGCAAAGCGACTCTGAGCAAAGCGACTCTGAGCAAGGCGATGATAAGCCGAAGAAGCGACGTCGCAAGCGCAGTGCTACAGGTACTGAAGAAGAGCCTGCCTCTGAAGAAGAGCCTGCCTCTGAAGAAGAGCCTGCCTCTGAAGAAGAGCCTGCCTCTGAGGAAGAGCCTGCCTCTGAGCCACGAAAGATTATGCAGAAAACAAAGCGAGCCTGGTGGTGCCCGTTTTGTGACCACTCTACGTTCTACATTCGTGGCAATCCAGATGCTCTCACATGTGATAATTGCGGGGCAGAAGCCGACGAAGAACTAGGGTCGGCGGTTTCACCGTGAGAATCCTTACCATTCGCCTGGATGCCGGGGTTGCTGGTGCAGGCACCGTGCAATCACCCCGACCGATTAGCGGCCACGTTGTTTCGGTTAGATGTGACGGAACCGCATTCGGGGCAACTGCCGACTTCACGATTACAAGGGTAAGCGATAACGGGACTGTTCTAAAGGTCACTGACGCCGTAGGTCCTTGGCAGTTTCAGCCACGCGAAACGCTACATACCATTACGGGAGGGAGTGCCCTAAGCGCCGGCTCGCTGGGGGTACCGATTGACGGCTATCTAAAGTGTGTAGTAGCTCAAGCGGCTGCAAGTTCTTCGGCCGAGCTTGTTGTCTACTACCTTGAAGACTGAGGGGGAGGGCTGATGAATAGTAGACTCGGAGTGGCCGGTGCGTCGGGCGAGCTAACGCTACGGCACACAAAGCCATTGACAAAGCATACGGTCGGAAGCATTCTTGCTAATTCGCTTCCACGGCCAAGTAACGGCTGGGAACTTTTCAAGTGGAAGACTCGCAACCTTCCGAATGTATGGCGCGGTCTTTGGCGCTACCTCATCGCCACAATGTTCGGCATCCCTGCTCACTTCGGCGTGTTGCGGCTCGTGAAGCATCATGGTCTCGGAGGGGTTACCGATTATGGGATCGTGAGCCTACGTGTGGTAACGACCGCTGGAGTCGGTTTCATCGTCGATGCTTTTCAGAACATCGTGGAGCTAGAATCAATGAACTTTCACGGGTTCGGTACTGGCGGCGGCGCTGAGGCAGTTGGTAATACTGCGCTGACAACTGAACTAACTACGCAGTACGTTGCCGACAACACAAGGCCGACAGGTACGCAGTCTGAAGCGGCCGCAAACATCTATCGTACCGTTGCAACTCTCGACCCTGACGCCGACGTCTCTATCACAGAGCACGGTATCTTCAGCCAGGCATCCAACGCTGGTGGCGTCTTGCTCGATAGGTCTCTGTTTACCGCGATTGCTCTCACCGGGGCGACCGGGGATACATTGCAGGCGACCTATGACTTCACCGTTACGGCAGGTTCCTAATGGCAAACCCCGTCCTTCTTGGACGGGGCGACGCCTTCCAGCTTGGATTCGAGACATCGTGCTAATTAGCTCAGGCATAGGGATAGCTATCTACATCACCATTACGGACAATGGTGATCCGACGCTTGCCGGTCTAGCTCTAGCTCTAGTGAGTCTCGGGGCAT